AGATGGTTCTTAGCATCACCTGACTTCTATGAAGTACTTGCAAGTTCATCTTCAAAACTTTTGTCTGTTGATTACAACGCAGGTCAAGGTTCAATTAGAAACGGTCTAGTAACTTCTGGTAAGTTGCGTGGATTTAGTATGTACAAGTCAAATAACATTGCAAGCACAACTAATGCTGCTGGCAAATGTATTGCAGGTCATATGAGTTCTACAGCTACTGCTCAGACAATTACAAGTACTGAAGTAATCAGAGATCCTGATAGCTTTGGCGACATCGTACGAGGACTCCATGTTTATGGAGGAAAAGTACTTCGTGGCGAAGCATTAGTTTCTGCTTTCTACGGTATCGACTAATAGGATTCGGGAGGTGTAAAAACCTCCCAATCTTTTTTTAGAGTAAAATTTTATTAACACTAACTTATCTTTTAAAGATAAAGGAGAAAAAAATGTCAAACCCAGTATTTAAAATAAGAGATACAGGGCGCAACTCAGCAAGCGTTTTAGACGTACAAGATCTTTGTGATAATATTTGTACTTCTTGGACATCAGCAACTACAGGAACTATTGCAGTTACTGCTGACGCTACTTACGATGTTTCATTTACGCAGCCTGCTGATACTATCATAAGAAATCTTATTGCCATTCCTGCAGGTAACATTGTTACAGCAGGAGCTTCAGGCGATGATGTTGATTTTGATTTAGGTACTGCAGCAGGGGGTGGTCAAATTATTGATGAAGAAGCTATTCTTGATGATGGTGGATCAGCAGTAACTTGGACAGCAAACGCACCTTTGTATATTATTCAAAACTCACATGGACACGCAGCTAACGCTTTTGTAGGAACAGGAGTAACAGCAGGTGTTGTTGGAGGCCCAGCAACTTCAGAAGCTATTGTTATAGCATCTACTTTGTATAGTGCTTCTGCTCGTACACTATATGCTCGTCTAAAGCCACTAGCAAATAACCTTGCTACGGCAGCTACAACTGTTACTTACTTAGTTGAGTTTTTACACCTCGGCTCTACTCCTGACCAGTAGACATGCCACAGTTAGGTAACGATAAAAATCCTATAATCCTAAATGGCTCTAAAGGCCCTAAAAGCACTAGAGTCTTAGGATTATTAGGTAACGCATATTCTGGTGAAGCTAAAAAAAACTACCAAGACAACTACGATAAAATATTTGGTAAAAAGAAAAAGGGTAAATAATGGCTACAACATATTTAACACTTACTAATGAGACTTTAAGAGAGCTTAACGAAGTTCAACTTACATCTTCAAACTTTTCAGATGCAGTAGGAATACAGGCTTTTGTTAAAGAGTCTATTAATAGAGCATTAAATGATATAGCTAACCAAGAACCCCAATTACCTTTTTTTGCAGCAGCAGCTAGTGGAGGAACAGATCCTTTTTACGGTAATGTAACTGTAGCAACTGTAGCAGGAACTCGATGGTATACTCTTAAATCAGGAAGCTCTAGTATAACTACAGATTATTCTTCTATAGATTGGGATGATTTTTATATTACAACAATAAGTGTATCAGGCGAATCAGCTCCGTATGTTTCAAGAGGTTTAAAATTTATATCTTTAGCAGACTGGAGAAGGTATAGAAGAGATTCAGAAAACGCAGATGATGCAGATACTCAGAACTATGGAGAACCTCGTTACGTTATACGAAGTCCAGATCATCGCAAGTTTGGTTTAAGTCCTATACCAGACAAAGTATATAATGTTCATTTTTATGCTTATACTAAACCAACTGCTTTATCAGCACACGGAGATGCTATTACTCTTCCTGACCAATATGCACCTGTTATATTAGCTAGAACACGTTACTATGTTCATCAGTTTAAAGAAAACTTACAACAAGCAGCTTTTGCACTAGATGATTATAAAAAAGGTATGAAGTATATGAAGTCTAATTTAATTAATCCACAACCAAAAAGTATGACAGATGATAGGATTTATTTCTAATGGCAGCTTCGCAACCTTTTTCAGTTGCGTTGCAAGGCGGTTTAGATAAGTCTAGTAATTCATTAGAGCTTTTACAGAAACCAGGAAATGCAACAAGGCTAGTAAACTTTGAAGTATCTGCTAAAGGCGGATACAGACGTATAAATGGTTATACGCAATTAGGAGATGGTACAAGACCTAATAGCTCTAATGAAATATTAGGTATGCACGTTTACGCTGATGGAGTTATTGCAACATCAGGTACAAACATTTACTTTAGTCAAGATGGTAATAGTTGGCTACAAATAAACAAAGATAGTGTAGCAGGTGGTGGAGATAACTACAGTACCTTTACAGGTCGTAGTACATTAACAAGAACTTCACAAAGTAAAACACACTTTGCTACTTTTGAAGGTAATACAGATTATGGTGAAGTAGTTATTACTGATGAAGGCTCTGGAGTAAAACCTTTCTATTTTAAAATGACAGGTACTGGAGATGAACTAAGCAGTAGAACTTACTTTGCAAAAGAAATAACAGTAAGTGGTACACATTATCCTAAGTTTTGTGTAATCCACGATAAACATTTAGTAGTTGCAGGTGCAGCTACAGCTAAGAATACAATCTTTTATAGTGGTACAAGCGATATAGATGATTTTACAAGTTCTGGATCAGGCAGTATTGTATTAGATGATCAAGTAGTAGGACTTAAATCTTTCCGTGATGAACTGTTTATATTCTGTAAGAACTCTATATATAAGTTACAGAACATAAATAACGCAAGTACGATAGCTATTGTACCAGTTACTAAGAACGTAGGGTGTGTAGACGGTAAGACTATACAGGAATTTGCAGGTGATTTGATTTTTCTAGCTCCTGACGGATTTAGAACGATTGCAGGTACAGCAAGAATTGGCGATGTTGAGTTAGGAACTATCAGTAAACCTATACAACCTATTGTAAATAAAATACTTGATAGTGCTTTTACATTTGAATTTAGTAGTGTAGTGCTTAGAGATAAGTCTCAATATAGAATGTACTACAGCTCGTCAACACAATCGACAGCTAACTCTAAAGGTATTATAGGTACGCTTACAGCTAGAGGTTTTGAATGGTCTGAAACTTTAGGTATACAAGCTCCTGCAGTAGCTTCTGGATTTAATGCTGCAGGTAGAGAAAAGATGTATCACGGAGATAGAGGGGGATATATTTATAATCACGACACAGGAAATAGTTTTAATCCTGTAGGAACTGAAACAAATATAAGTGCAGAGTTCCAATCGCCTGACTTTGATTATGGAGACTTTGGAACTTTAAAAACTTTAGATCACATTAAAGTATCTATAAATCCAGAAGGAGAAGTAGAACCTACTCTTAGAGTAAGGTTTGATTACGATAGTACAGATAGACTACAACCAACAGACGTAGGTATTCTTGCAGCAACACCTTCTATATTTGGAGATACAGGTGCAGTTTTTGGAACAAGTACTTTTGGTGCGCCAGAAAATCCATTAGTAAGAGCTACACTAACAGGAAGCGGACACAGTAACTTTTTTAAAATATTTAGTAACGATACCAAAGCTCCGTACACAATACACGGATTATATATAAACTATAGACCATCGGGAAGACAATAACAATAAGGTAGAATTTAACTATGGCTCAAGCATATACTAGACAAAGTTCGATAGCAGATGGGGATACAATAACTGCTGCACTTTTTAACAACGAATACAATCAACTTTTAAACTCTTTTAGTTACTCTTCAAGTAGTGCATCATCTACAGGACACAGACACGATGGTACTGCTGGACAAGGCGGTAATATACATACTATTGGTGATTTAGACTTTCTTAATAAGATTGTTGTAGATAGTACTAATAATAGATGGGGAGTCTTTGTAGAAGTATCTAGTGCTGCAGTAGAACAAATAAGAATACAAGACGGAGCAATAGTACCTGTAACAGACAACGATATAGATTTAGGTACAAGTTCTTTAGAGTTTAAAGATGCCTATTTTGATGGTACAGTTACTACCGATGCTCTAGTAGCTGATACAGCAGATATAAACGGTGGTACAGTAGACGGAGCTACAATAGGTGCAAATTCAGCTACTACTATTGTAGGTACAACTATTACAGCTAATACAGCTTTTGTTCCAGATGCTTCAGATGGAGCTGCTTTAGGTACAAATGCTTTAGAGTTTAGTGATCTTTATCTAGCAGATGGAGCAGTTGTATATTTTGGAGATGATCAAGATGTATCTCTTACTCACGTTGCTGATACAGGACTGCTTCTTAATAGCACAATGGCTTTACAGTTTAACGATGCTTCACAGTACATTAATGCTCCAAGTGCTACAGTATTAGATATTAATGCTACAGATGAAATTGAACTTAATGCTACTTTAGTGGATATAAACGCTAATGTTGAAGTTTCAGGAACATTAACAGTAGCAGGCGCAGTAGACTTTGGAGATGCTGCATTAAGTAATGTAGGTGCAGTACAGCTTGATAGTATTGCAGGTGACGGAGATACTAATACTTCAATTACATTTAGTGGATCAGATGTAATAACTATTGCAGCAGGAGGAGACAATCAAGTTACATTTACTAACGGAGCTATTGTACCTTCAACAGATAA